ATCCACATCAATGGGGGCACCATCAACATATTGCTAGTGAGTTTACAAAAATTGCTCAACATAAAAAAGGAAGGCTCATTGTAAATATGCCTCCTAGGCATACTAAATCAGAATTTGCATCTATATATTTTCCCGCATGGATGATTGGAAAGAATCCTAAAATGAAATTAATGCAAGTGTCCCACAACGCAGAACTTTCTGCTAGGTTTGGTGCAAAGGTAAGAAATTTAATTGACAGTCCAGAATACAAACAAATATTTGGAGATGTTAAACTAAGAGAAGATAGTAAGGCAAAAGGACGTTGGGAGACCAATCATGGTGGGGAATACTTTGCAGCGGGTGTTGGCGGTTCTATCACAGGACGAGGGGCGGACTTACTTATTATTGATGATCCACACACGGAACAAGATTCACTATCTGATTCTGCGATGGAGAGAACTTATGATTGGTATCTATCTGGACCAAGACAACGTCTTCAACCTGGAGGCTCAATTGTACTTGTAATGACAAGATGGGCTCAAGATGATTTAACTGGTCGATTAATAAAAGCAGAAACTGAACCTAAAGCAGACAAGTGGGAAAAAATTTCTTTTCCAGCAATCTTAGACGAGGACCAAGAGCCGAGACCCGTGTGGCCTGAGTATTGGGATCTCGAAGAATTAGAAAAAGTTAAAGCGTCTATATCCATTAGAAATTGGTCCGCTCAATATATGCAAAACCCTACTTCAGAAGAGGGAGCTATTTTAAAAAGAGAATGGTGGCAGCCATGGACCAAGGATCTTCCAACTTTAAAACATGTTATACAATCTTATGATACGGCATTTAGTAAAAAAGAAACTGCCGATTATTCTGCAATCACTACATGGGGAGTATTCACGCCTCACGAATCAGGGCCAGATGCTATTATGTTAATCGATGCAATTAAAGGTAAATATGATTTTCCAGAATTAAAAATGGTTGCACTAGATCAATATAAGTATTGGCAACCAGAAACAGTAATCATTGAAGCCAAAGCTAGTGGGCAAAGTTTATTACAAGAGTTTAGAAGAATGGGAATTCCTGTTATGGATTACACTCCAGGTCGAGGACAAGATAAACATTCACGAGTCAACGCTTGTGCTCCTATATTTGAATCTGGCCAAATATATTATCCAAGAGATGAACATTGGGCTCAAGAAGTGATCGAAGAATGTGCAGCGTTTCCTCATGGAGAACATGACGATTATGTGGACAGCACTACCCAGGCTATGTTAAGATATCGGCAAGGTTCGTTTGTAACAACTTATTCTGACGAGGATGAGGTCGAAAGTTATAGGCAACGTAAATACGTATATTATTAGGAGATTAATTATGTCAAGAAAAAGAAAATTAGCAATGGCAGCATCTATACTTGGAGCTGGCGCATTGCTAGGAATAGGAAGAAGTCCGATGGTTCCTACAAGTGCACCTCTAAATGCGAAGACACCATCATCATCAAAAAAAATTAGAAGAGGCCAAAGAGTTATAGATTCTGGAGCAACCACAATGACTGGTGGCAAAGTAAAAACTACAGTTGATACTGATGCACTTCCAAGAGAAGTTGAAGAGAAAGCAAGTGAAGTAAAAGCTACTTCAGATAAAATGAAAAAGAAAGTCAAGAAGAGAAGAGATGAAGGTGATTTATCACCAACAATGCCAAAAAGAAAAAATCAAATTACTTCTGACTTTGGTATGGATATGTTTGGTGGCGCCAAAGCGGGCAAGATGATTAAAGCTCGTGGTGGTGGAATGGCGAGGATGAAACCTACTAAATTATATTAATGGCTGAAATCGAAAAAGCAATTGTAGAGGAGTTAGAAACTCCTGATGCTGAGGAAGTTGATGTTGAATTAGAAACTGATACTGAGAACACTCCTATGGAGGAGTTAGCTGAAGCTGCAGATGATTTTTACAAAAATATTGCAGAGGATATGTCTGATGAAGTTTTACAGAGAATGTCTAATCAATTGCTTGACGATTATAAAAAAGATAGAGTTTCACGAAAAGATTGGGAAACGTCATATACAAATAATTTAGATTTACTTGGTATCAAACACACAGAAATGACTAGACCATTTCGTGGTTCGGCATCCGTGACTCATCCACTATTATCAGAGGCAGTAACTCAATTTCAAGCACAAGCATACAAAGAATTATTACCATCATCTGGACCAGTTAGAACAAGAGTTTTAGGTGCAGAAGACGATGCCAAAATAAATCAAGCACAACGTGTCCAAGATTTTATGAACTATATGATCACGGAAGAGATGCAAGAGTATACTCCAGAGTTTGATCAATTATTATTTTATTTAGCACTAGCAGGATCAGCATTTAAAAAGGTTTACTACGATGAAGTTATGCAAAGGGCTGTATCTAAGTTTATTCCTGCAGAAGACTTAGTGGTTCCATACTATGCAACAGATTTAATGGATTGTGAAAGAATTACTCATGTAATTAAAATGGGTGAGAATGAAATTTTAAAAAAACAACAAGCAGGATTCTACAGAGATGTAGAATTAAAACCAACATCTACAGGCCCCACTGAGATAGAAAAAAAATATCAAGAATTAGAAGGGGTAACTCCAGGTGGAGATAAACAATATTCATTCCAAGTTTTAGAAATGCATGTCGATTGTAATTTAGAAGAGTTTGAAATGCAAAATCCAGAGAAACAAGTGAAGGTTCCATACATCGTAACGATCGATGAAGGCTCTGGACAAATATTATCTATCTATCGTAACTATGATTTGAACGATGATACTAAAAAACGTAAAGAATATTTTGTACATTTTAAATTTTTACCAGGATTAGGTTTTTATGGTTTTGGTTTGACCCACATGATTGGTGGATTAAGTAGAACAGCTACACAATCATTAAGACAATTACTAGACGCTGGTACATTATCTAATTTACCAGCTGGATTTAAGTCTAGAGGTATAAGAATTAGAGATGATGATCAGCCATTTCAACCTGGAGAGTTTAGAGATGTAGACGCACCGGGAGGTAATATTAAAGATCAGTTTCAAATTTTACCATTTAAGGAGCCGTCAGCTACATTATACCAATTGATGGGCTTTGTAGTACAAGCTGGACAGAAGTTTGCAGCTATAACTAACATGGATACTGGTAATGACATGCAAAATAGAGCTGTTGGCACTACAGTTTCTCTACTTGAGAGAGGTTCGAGGGTCATGAGTGCTATACACAAGAGATGTTACTACTCTATGAGAAGAGAATTTAGACTTTTATCAAAAGTTTTTGGTACATACCTACCACCTATCTACCCATATTCTGTATATGGTGCAGATCAAGCAGTTAAACAGACAGATTTTGATGATAGAGTCGATGTAATCCCAGTTGCAGACCCAAATATTATGAGTATGGCACAAAGAGTTACACTTGCAAACGAAAATTTAAAAATTGCTATGTCAAATCCTATGATGCATAACCTTAGAGAGGCATATCGAAGAGTATATGAAGCATTGGGGACCCAAGATATTGATCAAATCTTAAAACCACAAGAAAGACCGATGCCAAAAGATCCTGCAACAGAAAATATGGAAGTATTAGCAATGAAACCATTAAAAGCATTTCCAGAACAAGATCATGATGCACATATCAATGCACATAGAGCGTTTATGTCTACAAGAATGGTGCAAATAAATCCACAAGTTTACACTGCACTTCAAGCACACATATCTGAGCACGTATCACTAAAAGCACAAGGTGAAGTTGGTGCTTTAATTGCAAATGATGCTATGATGCAGGCAAAATTACAAGCAGATCCACAAGGAGCACAGATTGATATAAATGCAATGATAGCAAATAGAGTTTCTCAGTTAACAATTGAGTTAGCACAATCTGAAGCTATGGGTCAAAAACAAGACCCTATTGTTATGTTAAAACAAAGAGAATTAGATCTAAGAGCTATGGATATGCAGCGTAAAGCAGAGCAAGATTTTGTATCAAATGATATTAGAGAAAATGAAATAGAAGAAAGATTAGAAATTGATAAAATGAAAGTTGAAAATAATGAGGCTCAAGCTGCTGAAAGAATTAGAATTGCAGAAGAGAAACTTGAAATCGCTAGAAAGAAAAAATAATTATGGCTGATCCTATAAAAGGAACTGGTAAAAAACCAAAAGGCTCTGATAGAAGATTGTACACTGATGAAAATCCGAGGGATACAGTCAAGATTAAATTTGCTACACCAACAGATGCCAGAAATACAGTTACTAAAGTAAATAAAATCAAGAAATCTTTTGCACGTAAGATACAGATCTTAACAGTGATGGAACAACGTGCTAAAGTTATGGGTAAAAGAGAAGTAGTAAACATTGCTAAAAAAGCTAAAATTAATTTAAGAAAGAAGTTTGCGTAATGCCACTTACAGATAAAGGTAAAAAAATAATGTCAGCCATGAAAAAACAGTATGGTAAAAATGCTGAAAAAGTTTTTTATGCTGCAAAGAATAAAGGTACTATTAAAGATGTTGATGTAATGAAAGCATTTAAAGGTGCACAAGCTGATACTAGTGAAGGTAAAGCGATGTCTCCAGGAACTGGTGCAACTGGTGGATCAAGAGGTGGAGGAAGAGATCCAACTAAACAATTTGAAGGGCCACAAAGTTTAACAATTAAAAATAAACAAGCACTCGATAGACAAAGAAAAGCGACTAGATCTGTAATAAGTCCGAGCACAACTTTTGCAAATAAGGCCATAGCACTAGCTGCGGGATTAGTAGTTCCTGGAGGAGGATATTTATACAAAAAAGTTATTGATGCAAATACTCCATTTGCACCAAAAAGAAAAAAGGTAAAACCAATTACTACGCCCAATATAGATAGAGGAAACAAAGTTAGTCCTCCTCCTGTAATGCCAATATCACCTACTAAAGCAATTGATCCATTTTTAATAAAACCAAAAGAAAATTTTTTTAATTTTAAAGCATACAATTCTGGTGGTGTATTAAGTGGCCCTCCTCCAAAAAGAGGACCTAATCCACAAGTACCACCAATAAAAATGAAAAAAGGTAAAATGAATTCTATGACTTGTCCTCATAGACCAGATGGAATTCGTGGTATGGGTGCAGCAATAAAAGGATCTAAATTTATAGGAGTAAAATAATGTGGTTTCAAGCAATAAAATTAGCAGTATCTGCTGGATCAAAAATTTATGCCAATAAACAAAAAGCAAAAATGGCTATGTCAGATGCACAATTATTACATGCAGAAAGACAAGCACGAGGCGAGGAGGCTTATCAAGGTAAGCTTTTAGAAGCCAGACAATCGGACTGGAAAGACGAGGCCGTACTCATAATTCTCAGTTTGCCTGTGTTAGTCCTTGCATATGCAGTCGTGTCAGATGATCCAACAGCGATGGACAAGGTAAAATTGTTTTTCGAAATGTTCTCGCAGCTTCCTGGATGGTTCACAAATTTGTGGATCCTTGTCGTGGCGAGTATTTATGGAATTAAGGGCACACAAATATTTCGTAATGGAGGTAAAAAATGATTTGGAATTGGATAAAAAATTTATTTAAACCATGGAACCTTATAAAAGAAAAAGATCCTCATGAAGAGTTATTTGAAAAGAATGAATATTCTGTTGAACAACTTCAACAAATGACAAAAGGAGATCTTAAAAAATTAAGAGGACAAGGTAAAATAAAAAGTATTGCACATCCTTTTTATTAATATATAGATTCTATATGAGTCTAAGAATGGCAATATTAGAAGCATTAGAAGATAGATATAATGCACAAATATCAGAAGCTGATGCAACGATACAAATTTATTTAGAAAAGCCAGTTGCTATTGGAGAACATCCACAACACATAGATGAGATAGATAAATTAGTTGACAAGATAGCTGCAGCAGAAGAAAAATTAAAAGTCTTACAATCATTTAAATTATGATCCGTGGAGATAGTTCCGAATACGAATTATTAAAAAAATGGTGTGAGACACTATCATTTCCAGAAAAATTTAATTCAGTAACAACATGTGAAGTTGGTGTTCGTGAAGGTTTAGGATCACAGGTAATTATGATGAGTATTGTTCCTAGAATTGAAAAAAAAGAATATCAACATTATGCAATAGACCCTTATGGAGATTTAGAATATGATCACTTTGATAATCATCCACAGTGGAAAAGAGATGGTCAGTGGACTTCAGAAGCACCTAAATACTCAAACAAAATGCGAGATCAAATGATTAAGGATTTTGCAACAAATTTAAATTTTAAATTTTATAATATGACTGATGTTGAGTACATGGACATATTTAATCTAACTAAAACAATTTATGATTTAGTATTTCTTGATGGCCCACACACAACTAAAGACATTTTAAGAGAAGCACTTTGGTTTGCAGAAAGATCAAGAAAAGGCTCTAGAATTATAATAGATGATTATAAGTTATGTAACTTTGAAGTTATTAGAGCAGCTATATCTTATTGGGATTTTAAGGATATTGAAAAAGGACAAAACAAAGTTTGTTTTGAAAAAACATGTTAGACCCCTTTACAAAAGATCAAATAGTAAACGTAATTAATAGACAAATAAAAGATGTTAAGGATCATATTTGCTATGGGGTTGAAACGGAATCTCAACTAATGTATGCTCGTGGCAGACTCAGCGCTTTAGAAACGCTGCTTCAGGATATTAAAAACCTGCAAAAGGAGAATAACGATGGTACAATTGATTAAGCCTAAGCTTACAGATTTCGATAAGAATGAAAATAAAGCAGAGGTAAAATCACAAATTCCTACAGATTCAGAAGGCATCAAAAAATATCTTGAAATCATACCTAACCCAGTTGGATACCGTATGCTTGTCAGACCATGGTCAGGTCAAGCTAAAACAAAAGGCGGTGTAATTCTAGCAGATGAAACCCAAGATAAAATACAGATGACAACAGTAGTTGGACTTGTAGTTAAGATGGGTGATCTTTGTTATGAAGATAAAGAAAAATTTCCAAACGGTGCTTGGTGTAAAGAAGGTGAATTTGTTATTTATGGCAGATACACTGGAAGTAGATTTCAAACTAAATACGGTGAGCATCGTATTTTAAATGATGATGAAATTATAGGAACTATAAAAAAGCCAGAAGATATTCTCCATTTATTTTAATAAAGGAGGATAAACATGGCAGAAGTGAAAGACTATAGTGCAGAAGCATTATTAGCCAAAGAAAAAGAAGTTGAACTAGATACTGATGATGTAAAAGAAGAAAGTGTTCAGCTTGAAGAAAAACCAAAACAAAAAGAAGAACCCAATCTTAATTTAGGAGAAGTTGATTTAGGTTATACAGATCATTCTAAATCAAAAGATGAAAAATCAGATAAACCTAATATTGAGGTTACAGAAGATAAAGACGAAACAACTAAAGTAGAAACAGAAGAAAAAAAAGAAGAAGAAAAACCAAACTTACAAGAATCAAGAAGAGATTACCAAAAAAGAATAGACAAACTTGTTTTTCAAAAGAAAGAAGCTGAAAGAAGAGAAAAAGCAGCACTTGATTTTGCAAAAGGTTTGCAAAAAAAGTTTGATCAAAGCTCTCTTAAATTTAAGGAAACTGATGAACAATACCTTAAAGAATTTGATGCACGAGTTGATGCTCAAAGAGAACAAGTCAAAGTATCTTTAAAACAAGCAATTGAGGCTAATGATGCTACCCAGATAATGGAAGCTAACGATAAATTAACTCAATTAGCTGTTGAAAAAGAAAAGGCTCGATTAGAATTATCTAATAGAGAAAAACAAAAAAAAGAAGAAGAAAAAAAAGCAACAACAAATAACGTACAAGCTGAACCTCAAACAGCAGAATCATCACAACCAACACAAATTACACCAAAAGCTAAGAAGTGGGCTGAGGAAAATTCGTGGTTTGGTAATGATGAGGTCATGACTAATGCTGCTATTACTATTCACAACAATATATCCCAAGAGGGTATTGAAGTAGATAGCGATGAGTATTATAATGAAGTTAATTCAAGACTGAAGAAATATTTTCCTGAAAGTTTTGATAACACTACGGATGAGCCTAAAAAAGAGACACCGAAACCCGTCCAAACGGTGGCCTCGGCAGGTCGTA